AGGCAAGAAGCAAAAGCTCATACCTTTGCACCCCTCTATGGAGCAACAGGGTTTGGGAGAACGTCTGCTGAAGCAAAATATTATGAACAGTTCACAGAAAAGTACAAAGGCATCAAGTTATGGCACTCCAGATTGGCTAAAGAAGCTCTAGAGAAAAGGATGATAACTACACCATCAGGTAGACAGTTTGCCTTTCCTGACGTAGAGAGAAGAAGAAATGGTACTGTGAGTCACTTTACACAGATAAAGAATTATCCTGTACAGTCTTTCGCTACTGCCGACATAGTACCTCTTGTGTTAATACATATGGAGAAATTATTATCTACTCAAAAGTCTTGTATAGTTAACTCTGTACATGATTCAGTAGTAATAGATATTCACCCTGACGAGATTAATCAAGTGTTATATATAATTAAGAAACTTAATAGTGATCTGCAAAGTATTATAGAAAGACAGTTTAAGATTGAGTTTAATGTGCCGTTATTACTTGAAGCAAAAATAGGTGATAATTGGCTTGACACTAAAGATGTTGCGTGATATAACTACGGAACTTATGCAAATAGAAAGGAAAATGAATGACAGATATAATGACTATAGATACCAATAACTACAGTGCTATGGCTAAAGCTATGGGTATTGCAGGAGAAGGTAGCACTACTCCTAAAAAGAGTAATAATCTTAACAGATTAAGGATATGGCACTCCCCTCTTATGGGAATGGAGGAAGTCAATGGTAAGACTAAAAAGACAGAGGTAATAGAAGGTGGCTCATATCGTCTAGAAGTTTTAGATGGAGACAAGTCTACATTTTATTATGCAAATGAGATGTCAGTTAGACCTTATATGCAAAGGTTTATGTATAGAAGATACGTAGCAAATACTAATGCAAAGCAAGGAGAACCAAAGGGAACTTATCAAAGAACTATTATGGCAGACACCCTTAATATGGACTTAAAAGATAATACAGGTAAGTTTAACTGTGGCAAACCTACAGGTTACGTAAAAGACTTTAAGGCATTACCATCTGATATGCAGGACTTAATAAGACAGATAAAACGAGTAAGGGTTGTTTTTGGTACTGTGCAATTAATAGGTGCAAAGGATGTAAACGGAGATGATGTTTCCGTAGAATCGCTTCCTTTCATATGGGAGATAGATAATAAGGATGCCTATAAGACAGTAGGGGATCAGTTTGCTCAGTTTACAAAGAAGCAGAGACTACCACTACAACATAATATTTATTTTGAACAGACAGAAGAGAATCCATTACCTAATGGTAGTTCTTTTTATACACCTGTAGCTAAGATAGATATGACTAAATCTTTAGATATTAGTAATGAAGATCAAAAGCTATTCTCTGATTTCATTGATTGGGTTAAGAACTTTAATGACTACATCTATAAAGATTGGGATGAAAAGGCATATGCTAATCAAAAGGAATCTTCTCAGGAAGACATTGAAACTGTTGAGCAGTTTATAGATGTTGAACTAGAAGAAGGAGTAGCATAATGAATCACCCTGCTGAACTGCAAGTACATCAGTATATGTCTGATGCTGTTAATGGTAAGTCTACTATGTCTGAAGAAGTTATTGAACAAGTAGGTAACGATGTAAAGGATGCACTTAGAAAGCAGTTTGGTGGGGGAGTCAAACGAGGTGACTTCAGATTACGTATGTCTAATTTAGGCAGACCCACCTGCCAACTGTGGTTTGATAAAAACAAGCCTGAAGAAGCATCTAGTAAACCTAATAACTTTATGATGAACATGATGTTAGGAGATATTGTTGAAGCAGTATTTAAAGGTTTACTAAGGGGTGCAGGAGTTAAGTATGAAGAGCCTGATAATGTATCATTAGATGTAGATGGTACTAATATATCAGGCACATATGACTTAGTCATAGATGGAGCAGTTGACGATGTTAAGTCGGCTTCAGGTTGGTCTTATGATAATAAGTTTATTGACTTTGAGACACTAAAAGAAGGTGATGCATTTGGTTATGTTAGTCAGTTAGTTGGCTATGCAAAAGCTGCCAAGAAAAAGATTGGTGGTTGGTGGGTAGTTAATAAAGCTAATGGTAGATTTAAATACGTGTCAGCAGAAAATGCTGATGAGAATTATGAGATGCGTAAGATAAGGGCAACAGTGGAGACTGTAAAACATAATAAGTTTGCACGTTGCTTTGAAGCTATAGAAGAAACCTTTAGAGGTAAACCAACAGGTAATAAAATATTAGGAGTCAGTTGTGGCTTCTGTGACTATAAAAAAGCCTGTTGGGAAAACTTGCAAGAACTACCCTCTGTAATGTCTAAGGCACAGTTCCCTAAAATTGTGAATTATGTAGAACTAAATGTCTCCTCATAAGATAAGAAGAGATGCTATAAAGCATGGGTATAGGAGTGGACTAGAGTTTAAAATTTCTATGTCTCTTGATACTATAAAGTATAAATATGATTACGAAAGTATTAAGATAGAATGGGAAGACTTAGCTTATCGCACTTATACCCCTGACTTTATATTAAACAATGGTATAATAATAGAAACAAAAGGAAGATTCCTAACAACAGATAGAAGAAAACACTTGTGCATACAGAAGCAACATCCTAAACTAGATATTAGATTTGTTTTTACAAACAGTCGCAGTAAGCTAAGTAAAGGTGCGAAATCTACCTATGCAGAGTGGTGTATTAAACATGGATTTAGGTACTATGATAGGATCATTCCTGAAGATTGGTTAAAAGAAAAAGGTAAAAACAAACACCCTAAATTTATAAAGTTCATGGGTACAAAAATAAGGAGATTATAATGGAAAGAAATATATTTGACAGAAGACCAGAGTGTTGCTACATAGAATTGCAACCTTATCTAACTAAAGATAATAAATGGACAGGACAAGTAGAGGTAAATATACTTACTTCACAAAATAACCCTATGGACTTAGAATCTAGAAAAGAACTACTACACTTGTGCCAACTTACAGCAAGTACAGTTGCTTTGATGGAACAAGATGTTGAGTTAGCAGATAGACTAGAAGATTTTGTTAATGAAAAAGATGAGTATGAGCCTGTTTGTAGTAAGAAAAAAGTTGACATTACACATGAAGATGGTAATGTAATACATCTATCGTTTAAAACAAACACTAAGGGTAACGCATAATGGAAAGGCATGGTGATTATATGGCAAGAAGAATGAGAGAAGAACAAGCAAACATTCAATCTGATAATATTGAAATGAAAGACATGGTTAATAGTCCTGCACACTATAACAAAGCAGGCATTGAAACTATAGATGCCTTAGAAGCTATGCTAACTAAGGGTTTTGATTATTACTTACAGGGTAACATAGTTAAATATCTATGGAGATACAGGTATAAAAATGGCATTGAAGATTTAAAAAAAGCACAGTGGTATCTCAATAAACTAATTGAGGTTTACGATGGTAAGAGTTAAAATGATGCTAACTCTTCACGTAGATGAAGAGGAATATCCTATGCCTGCCGATCAGAATGTGGCAGAGGAATTAGAAACAAGTATGACAGAATTTATATATGATATAGGTGGTGTTAAAATAAAAAATATTAGAACAATACAGGAGACATAAATGATACAAAACTACTTACCGACAGACTATCAAAATTTTATAGCACTCTCTCGCTATGCAAGATGGAAGGATGACGAACAAAGAAGAGAGAATTGGGGTGAAACTGTAGACAGATACTTTGATTATATGGAAGATCATCTTGAAAAGAATCATGGTTACACTATATCTAAAGCACTAAAAGAAAAGATGTCTACACAGATAATGTCTCTAGGTGTAATGCCTAGTATGAGAGCATTGATGACAGCAGGACCTGCATTAGATAGATGTCACGTAGGTGGTTATAACTGTAGCTATATACCTGTGGATAGTCCACGTTCATTCGATGAATGTATGTATATTCTTATGTGTGGCACAGGTGTTGGCTTCTCTGTAGAACGTGAGAATGTAGACAAGCTACCTATAGTCAATGAACACTTTGAAGACAGCACTACTATCATCACAGTTGGTGACAGCAGACCCGGATGGGCAAAGGCACTAAGAGAACTTATTGCTATGCTATATGTAGGACAGATACCTACATGGGATACATCGCAAGTAAGACCTGCTGGTGCTAGGTTAAAAACATTTGGTGGTAGAGCATCAGGACCTGCTCCCTTAATTGAGTTGTTTCAGTTCTGTATACAAAAGTTTAAAGGTGCTAAAGGTAGACGATTGTTTCCTATTGAGTGTCACGACTTGATGTGCAAAATAGGTGAAGTCGTAGTTGTAGGTGGAGTAAGACGTTCTGCTCTTATCTCATTGTCTAACTTAGGTGATGATCAAATGAGACATGCCAAGTCAGGTCAGTGGTGGGAGAATGAAGGTCAACGAGCACTAGCTAATAACTCTGTAGCATTTAAAGGTAAGCCTGAGATGGGTACATTCATGCGTGAGTGGACATCATTATATGAATCT